GCAATTCTTGCTAATTCTCGGCGTTCGCTCGGAGTTCGATTGTTATTTGCATCTTTTATGTTTTCATAACCTGCCACTTCACCACCTTCCAATCTGTCATTTTTCTCTATCTGGATACAGCAGGACTTGAACCTGCGACCTTCCGCTTATGAGGCGGCTACTCTAACCAGCTGAGCTATGTATCCATATTTATTCCCACGAAAAAACGCCACAGCTATTGCCATGACGTCTTTTTGATTCTACCAAAGTTACGAGGGGAAAGTCGAAAAGTTAATTCCAACTTCTCTAAAATAATTATAGCATACTATTTTTGTGAAAAGTGTGAAAGTTTCAAATATCCATTGATTTTTTTTGATACATAACTTCGGTCTATATTGAACTGTTTTGCAACCTCTCTCTGCTTTTTCCCTTCTACATACAGCAATTCAAAAATCTCTTTTATTTCCGCATCCTCTATCCCGTCAAGAAACTCTTCCACCTCTTGAATCTCTGCCAACACATGCAGGCGTTCTGCTTCTTTTTTCCTGATCTGCTTGTTTATTCGCTCCTGTTCATCCGGATCAGGTATCATCACAGATGTCCTAACTTCCGTATAGGGAAAATCTTTACTTGACCCACGAACCTTTCCCATCACTTCTCCTGCCGGCTCAGTCTCACAGAGTTCTGATATCCTCTCTTCTATACGCTCAAGTCTCGCTTTGTTCGGTATGTACTTTTTCAGTTTTTGCTTGTCCACCGGCACCACCTCCCTTATGTATTTTCCTGATGTAGTCCATTACCTCGATGCTTTGATATGCCTGACGATGAAATGCAGCACTTGCATCATCAGGAGGCTTACTCGTCTCCATCTCGGCATGATGGCTGCTCCGTTCAATCTTTCGTTCGTCACTGGTGTGTTTTCTCTTCATATCTGATCTCCTTGTAAATTATCCTTGCTCCTTTTGCAATTATGTAGCCTGCTGCCACAAATCCACTTATGACAGTAAGAGCACTTGCTACAAAATCTAATGTTTGTAAAAAGTACAAATTATCACCTTCTTTAAATTTTTTCTAAAAATCGCGTTAGATTTCCTCGACTTATGTGTATATATAGTAGAGGAGAAATTATTTATGAGGTCGGGGCAACGGCACTTAAGACCGTGCTCCGCTGTCCTCTTTAGCCTCGGCGTTTATTATTCTTCCAGCCAATCATTTCTGAAATAGCAGAATCCAATTACACAAGCAACGATTACCACTATCCACGCCACCCAAAATACAATCAACCAGCTTTTTTCACCTTTCGTCAAACGTTCTTTTGCTTCCTCTGCTTTTTGCTCTTTATAAAAACTACTCTTGTCACTAATCGTTCCGTCCTTAAGCTTCGTGAATATAGTACCCTTATGTTTGGCTTTTGTCCCATAATAAACATCTCTTAAATGATATCCGGTGGAAATCGTATCAATGTGCTTTGTTTCCGGGATGTCTATTTTCTTGTATGGAAACTTAATTCCGCAGAACATCAATTCTTTAGAATGCTTGCTTTCAGAATCTATTTCATCCCATGTCCAGTAATGTTCAGTTCTGGTATGCGTCATTCTATTTTTTCCAGAACCTGTAGTATATGTAACAGTCCTGGTATGCATCGTATATCGTTCTTTTACTTTTTCGACATACATATACTCGCCATTTATTTCTGGATAAGTAACAGGATCTACAGCCTTAAGCTCTCCGTATACAAAAGCATTACCAACGTCAGTTCGCATACCATAGTCGAATAGTTCTTTACTTTCAATTTTTATCGCTTTGTTGTACTTTTCGTTTTTGTCTGCTATCTTATCTGATATTTTATCGGATATCCCAAGTCCTACGATGAGCAGCATTGCTATAATCGCGATGCTCGCCAGCACTTCCCGTTTTGTTATTTCAAAATCATCCCAATACATTTTTTCTATTCCTCTTTAAACAAATCTTGTGGTGCGCCTTCCGGTGCATTGTAATCCAGGTACTTATATTCTTGTTTTTCATATCCTAAAATATCTAAAAATACTCTAGTCGGAAATTTTCTCACATATCTGTTGTATTCCTTTATCTGCTTATTGTAATTGCTTCTAAACTCTGCGATCAGGTTTTCTGTAATAGCCAATTCATTCATAAGTTCTTTATAATTCACATCAGATTTTAATTCCGGATAAGCTTCGGATACTGCCGTGATTGCTGTCGTTACATTTTCGATATCTCCCGTAGAACCTCTACCGTCTACGATTTCTTTTAATGTTTCTGCTTCATGCTTATCGTACTGTTTTACGCAGTCCGCAAGGTTATAAACTAAATCTACTCTTCTCTTTTCCTGTACTTCAATATCCGACTCTGCAACGCTTACCTGCTCTTCTAACGTAAACGCCTTATTTTGCGAGCTTTGTACTCCAAATATTCCTAATACACCTAAAGAAATAACTCCTGCTAATACGATTAATGCCAATTTCCAATTCTTCATAATCATCTTTCCTCCATTCTGTTTCTTTGATTTTCTACCGGTTTGTACGGTTCTGGAAGAGGTTGCCATGCAATGACATTATAAACATTTCCGTTATCATCAAACCAAGCCCCATCCCAGCTATATTTTAATGTCGTAGCTTTTTCTGCTCCTTTAATTGTCACATTGAATTCAGGACAATGCGCATCTTCCAATTCCTTTGGAACTTCCGGCAATCCGTCCTCTACTAGAATCCACCCGTCATTCGTATCTGTCGCATCATCCATGTGCTTGCGGATGATTTCTTTTACCCAACCAACACTTACATAATCATCGCACATTCCAAATGATTCAAACTCTATTGCATGATTTTCTATCTCTTCCAAAATCTTCTCTAATACGTTCATCGCTATTACCTCCATTTATTTTGATATCCATTTACATTCGACACAGAAAAATCCAAAGCCATACTCTTCCAAATTTTCTTTTGCGTTTTTGTTTAGATGCTCGCACCTTTTTTGGGCTTTCTGTTCTGATGTCCATACCGAATCTATGTGATAACATTCGTCATTGTTGTTGCAAGGGCAAATGACTATATATACTATTTTCATCACTCCATCTCCAACAAATTATCAGCTCTATACTGCGGCAGTTCATCTATTTCCCTTGCCATGCATCCGTAACAAAATCGGATAACCTCTTTGGTTTGTTCATCTTTGTAGCACGCCAATGTTGTTTCCATGTCTTCTTTCAATGCATCCATCACTTGACTTTTTATTAAATACCCCATATCACTCCACCTCCTGACACTCGTCAAATTCCGGATCAGAATCCGGAAATACGCATCTATCATCGCTACTATCGCATACGCCTAACATATGTGCAGTTCCTCCCATTCCTACGTAATTTGTCAAAGCTCCGAATTCCTCGTTTGCTTTTTGAATTGCTTCCGTTTTATCGTTCGCTTTAACGTGCATGCTGCAAACAACTGTTGCATGCCCTATCACTTCGTATTCTTTCATATCTACTCCCTCCAATCTAACCTCTGTCCGCACTCGTCGCAAAACCTCATATAACTTCTAAGTATTCCTCCGCATTTTGGACATTCCCCCACTCTGCATCCAATGGCTTCATTCACCCCGATGATAATCGGTTTCTTCGCCGTATCCCTCTCTGCTAGCTCCTGCACTTGCTCCGGAGTTAATCCGGTGTCTTCATACGCTTTTAATCTTTCTCTTAGGTCCGAATGACTCCATGCAAGCATATTGAACACAGCTATCAATCCGTCAATATCATTCCCTGCCGGATGCATCAGATTTTCGAAGAGAATTTCATCGAGAATCTCGTCGTCATCGTACTGTTCATCGTACTGTGAATGGTTCTTTATGGTTTCTCGCATCATATCTCTTAATCTGATTTCATTGTCAAAATCTCTATACCATGTTTCTCCATCTCGTATAAAGGTACAATTATGTGCAAGTTCATATGTTCCTGTTTCTTCCGTTATTTTGCTTATAGTTAATCTTCTCACGCTCAATCCTCCATCATTCTTTTTTTGTTTTAACTTCAAACCCCAATACGAAAATCCAAATCAACAGCCAAAACACCTCATTCATCGGATATGTTGTGTCAAACATCTCCATGAACGGCATATTTGTTATGTCTAATACCCAAAATATTAATAATAGAAATTGAATTAATGCTATCACTCTATCACCTCATTTCGAATTTATACCCCGGAACCCTTATCACTCTTGATGCGCCCGGTTTTTCGTCCGTCTCCAAAATACCAAGCTCGAACATCCTTACCAAATGTCCTTGTACACTTGATGCTGACTTATATCCTGTCATCTTGGCTATCTCGCGTACTGTTGGTGGATAGCCATGTTTTTGTATGTATTCTATAATCACCATTTTTATTGCTGCGTGTTGTGGTTTCATCTTTTCTCCTTACTGCTGCCACCTTCGGCGTCATATAACGCCTCATAATCCGACAGCTCACTTATTTTTTCTTCCAAATCAAAATCTGTATAAAAACCTAAGTTTTCTATGGTTTCCAATTCTTTTACACTCAGGTTATCGAACGTATTATTTACTTGTTTTGAGATTGTATCTCCTTTGCACATCAATACAACATCTTTTTCCCATCTTTCCACAAACTCATGTCCTCTGTAGATCAGTTTGTTTGTTATCGCTCCTTTTCGGACAAATTTTCTGTATAGTGCCATGGTACCTCCTTTCCTCCCAGCCATTCAGCCAGGAGGTATTTACAATTTTGTGATATATATCAACCCTTTACAGAGTTGGTGCCTCCAAATAATTCTTTTTAAATATCTGCATCCATTCCAGTTCCTGATCTTCTTAAATCGCTCCCTGTTCCCCATATTCCGACTATTCTGATTCACCATACAGCATACCTCTGTCCATTCTGCTGCGAATTTCTCATAGTCTTCGAGGGAGTCGAATCTGCCTTTTAATAATTCCGTTCGCATCATTTATCCTGTCCTTCTTTCTAGGTGTTTTTCATGCATCGCATTCACTACCTTTGCCAGTTCCCAATTAATGCCCTCGCACACATTGCTCATTAAGACACTGTCTTTATTCTTCGTAAGCAATTGCTGGCATCTTTCCGAGTAAGCATTAACATCATGATCTCTTGTGTATTGCCGGAACGAATTCCAACATGCATTATATAGCGTCTTTATTCTCTCATCTAATTCATCTATGTCCACATTTATCCACCTTTCGTTACAGAAGATACAAAAATCTTATTCCAGTTACATTTTTTTGTATCCGCTGAATCCCTTGTATTTACTGCGTTTGTAAGCGTTTTTACATCTAGGTTACAAAGTTACAAGCACTTTTCCTATATAGAGCACCCTCGGTGTATGGATTTCATTCACACTTTTTCTCTAATATATAGCGTAAAAAAGCCGTGTAACTCGTGTAACTTGTAACCGCTTATTTAAACGGCAGCTCTTCCCGTCCCTCGTCAACAGGCTTAAATCCGTCATTATCCATGCTTTCATCTATCTTCAACCACACGCATCTCGCAGCCGTTCCATTGATTTTTTTAACCTTCGTCTGCTGTCCTCCCTGTGTCTGAATCAAGCATTTCTTATCTGCCCATGATAAGAATGATTTCTTTGAAAATCCGCCTTCTCTACATATTTGATCGAATGCAGAGTTATAAAAAATTGCATATCCACCGTCTATCACTCCCCATTTCTCACAATTTGTCACAGTATCAAAGCGCTGGTTGTTCATTCCAACTTTGTCTTGTATAAAATGATAACACCTTTCATTGTCTGAAAGCTCATTTCGGTCTATTAGAACCTTTTTTGCATCTTCTATTGAAATGTATTGTCCGTCCTCAAAAATGTATTCTGTGGCGATTTTATCCGCCGTAAGGACAATTGCAAGTGACAGACTTTGTTTCTGCATTTTGTCGGTATTAAACAGCTTCTTTTGAAACTCTGCTTGTATTTCCCTAATGCGGTCTACTCCAAGATTCCTGATAATCTCAATGAATCTCTTGCCTGCAAACCCATAATTTTTCTTTACAATGTCAGCCGTTTTCTGTGGATTTTCATATACTTTTTCTCCACACTCTACCTCAAGGATCCTGTTGATTGCACCGCCTTGATTGACGTAGCTGTTCAAAGGTCGCTCACCATTGCAGATCATAACGTTTCGCCAACGGTTTTCCCGATTAATTCCAAGGTCCTTATTGGAACGGCTCTTCCCCTTTCCGGAACAGAGGTCATAAACAATTCCCTCAAAATTGTCTCTGATCCGCGCTGATGTTTTACTTGTATCATCTAAAAACATAGGTAAATGATTCAGCATATCCGCCTTCGCCTCCAGTGCAACGTCCGTAGTTTTAAAGTCTCCTATGTACCTGCTCTCATCAGGATTTGCCCAAACAGATGCTGCTACCATTAAAGACACTGTCTTTCCACCCTCTGTCTCGCCCCATAAGTCTACAAAAAACGGAAGTCCACCAAGTAAGTGCACAAGCACGCTCGCAAACGATGCAGCGAGAAGAAATTTCACTTCGATTCTTCCGCTTTTTCGCAACTCTTTCACGTGATCCAACCATGTCTCATAGTTTCCACGTTCCGAAACACTCTCAAACGTCTGTTTAAATCGCGAATCTCCATCGAATATAATGTCCGTGTCATAAGGGATAAACTCATTCTCTATCCAACCAAGTTTACTGGTAGAATACTGCACATCTATGTAATCATCGTTTCCATTCTCTACATCTGCAAGATATTTAACCAGTAGCTTTGCATTCTCAGAAGTAACTGCAATTCCTCTTCCTGACAATGCTACAATTTTACTTGCCGATGTGATCATAATCTTTGGAACTACAATTTCGTTCCATCTGCCGTTCCTTTTGTATGCAAGCTTTATCTGCTCTTCTCCTGTTTCAAGATTTTTTAACCGCTCTACTGGGAGAATTGGATGATAACACGCCACTTCTTCGATTCCACCGGATGTCTGAGCATATATCCCTGTGTCATTTGCAATCCAACCGCCACAAAACATGTTGTCGTACTTACCTGAAAAATTTGTGAAATTGTCAAGAGAGCACACCGCTCTTGTCTCTTTTTCCTGACGCTTCATCTCTCGATCTGCCTGATTATATCCCTTTATCATCTCATCGAAATCGGATTTAACACCAAGCGCTTTCGCCCTCCTTCCAAGCTGAACTTTTCTCTTTGAGTGTTCAATAGGGTCTTCAATTTCATACAGTTCAATGAAAACCTCATCGTCCAAAATGGAATCTGCATCCAGTTCATTCAATTCCTTCACGTCATCACCTCTTCTCTGTTCAATATCTCATGTATGTATAACTGATATTGTAGAGCATTGTAACAATCACACCATACATCACTGTAGGGTTCTGATTTCTTCATATAGTCTCTATAAATATCAATCAGTATATTATTAAGCTCTTTTTTTCTTCTTAGTTTTTCTTTAGTTTTTTCGCGTTGCGCTGCCTGCTTCTTTGCTTTGTAAACTGACAACCTTGAATGGAAAGTAGGTTCTTCATAAGTTCCGCCAAGACTATAAAACGCCGTCTTAAAATCACAATGATCCATCTGCTGTACGAATGAGAAGATATCCCCACTCGCTCCGCAGCCAAAACAATGATACGAATCTTTATAGATTTTCATAGAAGGTTCCCGATCGCCTTTATGGAACGGACAGGGAATAAACCCCGCCCTGTTTACCCGAAAGCCATAACTCTCCACTACATTCCTCATGTTATGTGATTGCTTTACTTCGTCCTTATTCATACCGTTTCTCCGAGTAGTTCAATGATTTTCTTTCCGGTATCCTTTTTCTCGCAAAATTCAAACCGGACATTATATCGGTCCCGGATTGTACAAAGAGATTTGTATAATTGATTCCCGTCCACCGCCTTGGCAGAGACAATATATTTTTCCCTCTTCCCGTTCACTATTCTCCACCGGACTTCATGCTTTCGTGGATTCTTCCAAAAATAAACATCTTCCAAGCTCTGTACATCCGGTCCATGCTCAATCAAAACGATCAACTGAATATTTGCCTGCATCGCCTTGATCAGCTCTTTCTTGAAACGTTCATGTTGCTGGCAGACATTTCCGCATAACTCCTGCAGGTTTTGTTTCCTATCGATAATCAGCCGGGGATTGTCTAAAGACATATAATCCCCAACTAATAATTTGCTTGAAAAATGATTTACGCCCTGCTCATCGAATGTCTTAATAATCTTTCTGATTGCCCGGGCTTTTTCCCTGCTGTCAATCTGTATATCCACAAAAATCACTCCTAACTAAATGGCAATTCCTCATCAATTCCGTCCGGAATATTCATGAATCCATCTCCTGCAGGTGTAGCACTTGGATGATATCCATTCGTACGGTTTTTATAAGCTTGCGTTTCTGACATATCCGGTACCTGTGCATCATTCACCTTGTCTGTAGATATAAACCATCTTAGAACTCGTTTTTCAATTTCTTTGCCATTGTAATAATCCATCTGCGGTCCAAATACACCACCAATTACCTTATTCTTAAACTGCTGTTCAAAGTTGTCTCCCCACTGTACTTCCATCTTGTTGGAATGCTCCACGCAAGTGATAAATGTTTTGAATGATCTGCTACAGTTTCCTTCAGCATCTTCTGTTAAGATGTATTGAGTTGCCTGATTCGGCCACTTCTTTTCCGGTCTGATATCGTCTCTGAATGCTTTTTCAAAATATCCCGGTTGCTTATCATTCTTTGCAAAATCGAAAGATACTTTAATCATATCTTTCCCATTCTTGGACTTCATTTCCGACACTTCCTTGATTACAAGATAGTGACCTCCAAGCTCTACTGGAGTAAACTCTCCTTGTGCTTGTGTGGTTTCAAAATTGTTAGGTTTCTGCATATTAAAATTCCTCCAATGCTTTAATTACTTCTACGATGTCGTTGTCAATCTCCATCTGCTCAAATGCTCCAAGTGGAGATTTTGCCGTGCTGTTATTCGCTTGTGTCTCAAATTTATATTGTCCATCCACACATTTGCTCAAAAGGACGGTCGTAAATTTGCTTTCAAGCACAATCTTGTCCAACTTTTTGCCGGATGTCTTAATACGAGTGAACATATAGCCATTCTCGTCATGATCTGTTTGGGTGTGAGCTGTAAAAATAACAGTTAAGTCATCACGATATTCATAAGCTTCATTCACTAGATCCCAAACACATGCTGCTAAATCTACCCACTTGTCGTATCCCTTCTCCTTACTCCGCCTCATCTCGTCAGCAACCATGAGACCGTTAATCGTATCGACAACAACAACTTTAATATGCTTCCATTTTTCGACTTTATCGATTTTTTGAAGCGTTTGCTGTACAACTTGCGCAAAGTCTGTCTTAATGTAATTCTGATTTTCAGAGTTATACTGTTCTCTCCAACCTTTCCAAGACAACCCTTTTTTGTCGCAATCTATATACATTGTCGTCTTTGGATCTAAATTTCTCATACTTGTTGTTTTGCCGGATCCTGATTCTCCGGCGATGCAAATCACCTTGCTCATTTATGATTCCTCCTTGTCATAAACCACTCTGTCTACTGATTCTAAAATGATTAAACTTGCAATCTCTTTCATAGAGAGAGTGGATTCGTTGTAGATTTCCACCAAAGCATTATAAGCCTGTGGAGTCAACCGGATAATCGCTTGCTCCTCTACCATTTTCTTCTTCCTTGCTGGAATATGTATCTTTCCATCACCCATTACACGCACTCCATTTCCTGTTCTGCGTCAAAGCAAAAAGTATTTTCAACTCTGCCCTTATGGCACTTTACCTCTGTTTTATTTTCTTTATTAACAACTTCGTCAACTTCGAAATTTACGAAATTGTCATAATCTCCGTATTCGATGCGAATCACATCTCCAACAACTAATTCTTTCGCTTTCTTATTCTTCATTGTTTTTCCCCTCTACTTCCTCTATTCCTAGAATCGCCAATACTATGCCTGCGTCAACATATCCCGCTGCGTTTGCATATCGTTCTACTGCGCGAATAGTTGCAGTAGCTTCTTCTGCTGGAATATCATCATTAAATTTATATTTTGCCATTTGACTTTCCCTCTCTTCTGTTTTACAATTTAACTGTGTTTTTAAACTTGTGCCCGAAAAAGGTCTGCAAACCTTGGGCACTTTTTTAGAATCCCATTGTAGTTAAAAATGCAAGGCATCTTCCAACCGCCATTCCAAATCCAAATATCGTAGCCACAACTGCTATGATTGCATATATCTTGCAGCATAACTCGGCTTTGAGCTTGTCCCTCTTTTCCTGTCGTATCTTTTTCAACATTGTTTGATTTCTCTTCTCTAACATCTCATTACGCTCAAGCAGTTCATGATAATATGTAATCATCTCCTGAATCTCCTTCATCTGCTCCTCTTTTTTAATTTCTTCCATCTTTCCTTCTCCTTTTCTTTGCTCTATTTTTATTGCGTTTGTATCTTAGATACTCTTTGTATGTTACTGCTTGTCCTCACCTCCTTTACCGCCTAAGCGGTTCTTATCCTTTCGAAACATAGATTCTGCATAGTTTCATCAATTTTTTTCTCCAGCATTTTGTTAAACTCTTCCCTCGGAATGCTTTCCTGCGGTACCTTTTCACCATTTACTCGCACCATGCAGACTATTTCTATTTTTTGCATTTATATCACCTCTCTTAAATGTATGTACCGCTGTTTGTACTTGTTGCGTTGTCCGCCCGAATCCACTATAATTTACTTACAGGACACTGCCATGTCCGAGTAATTATGGAAGGAGATATTTTTATGATTCTTAATCCTGACTGCGTTAGAGATATACTTATTTACGTCGAAGAAAATAGTGATTTGCGACATATCGTTTCTATTTCTCCGCAAAGTATCCCTGATGAACTTAGTAAATACTCATGTGATGAAGTTATGTATCACATCAAGCAAGCAGAACTTTCGTCCCTCTTAAATGTTGCTTCTTGGTATCTTGATGGTGGTTGTTCCATCTACTACTTACTACCTGAAGGACATCAATTTCTAGCCGACATCAGAGAAGATAATAATTGGAATAAAACGAAAGATATCGCAAAATCCGTTGGTTCTAACTCTTTGGATTCTCTAAAACAAATTGCAACAGGTGTGATTACTGCTTTGGTTCAGTCGAAGCTAGGACTGTAGAAACATCTATACAAACGGTCAGTTCTGCAATTCCAGCGTTAACAGCGGAACTGACTATTTTGTAACTTTTTAAATTTTCAATCTTTTCTTCATCAAGAAACAGTTCCCCGTTTTCGATTGTTAGATGCTTCATTTACTCCACCTCCTATCCCGCTTTCTTACTTTCACTCAAAAATGCCGATGCAGCCATCGAAATAACTCCGTCAATTTTCCCCTGCACCCGCTCCGGGAACTTGTCCCAGTTTTCTGCAATGCGTTTGAAATCTTCTAATCTTTTCTCTTCCTGTTCCTTTGTAATGTTTGCTTTACTCATTTATCTTCACCTCTCTTTCTTTGGGTCTGCCATCATCAGAGCCGGGAGACCATCCCACGGCTGACACTTTCAAAAGCGTTTCGGCTACTTGTACACGCACAAAATATTTGATAAAATCTTTTTGCAAAATACAATTCAAGAAAGGATAATTATTATGCAAACCATTAATTTTGAACTACTCAAACCTTTTCTCACTAAAGAAAACATAACTTTATTTTTATCTATTTTAGGTGTATTAGGTTCTTTCTCTTCCTGGGTTTATATCTTCATAAAAAATCGAAAAAATATAAACTTTCAGATAGTCGGTCAGCGCTATTGTGACGACAGTTCTCTTTTGATATACATGATGTTTACCAATAAATCCCGCTTACCTATTGCGATTACTAATATTGGAGTTTATATAAATAGCACCTTTTACTCTTGCATCGAAATTCCCATTGTTGCCTTAGAAGAAACAACACGTTGTAAAAATGAAATCATTTCACATCACGAATATAAGTCCCTGCCAATGCCTATTGTTATTTCTGGTCTTGGTGGTACTTCTGGTTATGTGTATTTCGAATTTCCCATTTCATTTCCTCGCTTTCGTGTTCCTTATATTGACATTATAGTCACTTTCATTTACTTTGTCAATACATTTTTGTCACTTTACGGAACTTTTTTCTTGACTTTTACTTTCTATCCATATATAATGTAATTACAGAAAGGCGGTGAAAACATGACAGCCGGAGAAAGAGTAAAGCGAATTCGAAAAGAAAAGGATTTAACATTAGAGAAATTCGGAGAAAAAGTCGGTGTTACAAAACAGACAATAAGTAGAATTGAAAACGGAATAAATTCTTTAACAGATCAAATGGTTCTTTCTATATGCAGAGAATTCTCCGTTAACGGAGAATGGTTAAGAAACGGGACAGGAGAACCGTTCATACAGGTTACACCTTACGAAAAAACATATAACCGCTTTGGATACATAATGGAGAATTCTTCTCCGTCAAAAAAAGCAGCCCTATCAGTATTGTTAGAACTGCTTTACAACGTCCCTGACGAACAATGGGATATGATTATGAAACAATATGACGAAATTAAAAAGGAAGGCTAAATAGCCTTCCCGAAAATCCCTTGTATTAATCGATAGAGTTTGACAATTTGACTGTCTTCCATCTTATCGATTAGCTCATGCAAGTGTTTTCTAATGTCTGTTGTGTTCATGGTATGTATTCCCTCCTGCGTTTTGTGTATTGAACGCACGTTCGAAATTCCTTGTTTAAATAATACTACTCTTCGTAATTTATTTCAAGAAGTTTTTTCGAACATTTGTTCTTAAAAGGCATTTTATTTAACCCTTTTACTATATATACACATAACTTTTAAAAAACTAACGCGGGTTCAGGAATTTGTCCCAGATGTGGGACACTTATTTATACGGAGATTCCAAAAGGTCTGAAATATGGATTTTTAGACCTTTGGCGAGGAGTTCGAGAGTATCAGCACTGGGAGAAATTTCGTTGTTCATAATCCGTTGGATTGATGATTTTGAAATCCCAGTTAGATTTGATACTTGACGAATTGTTAAGTTTTTACTTATCATTATTTTATCAAGTAGTATTCTCATAACAGATTAATTTTACTATCTTATATGGTTGAGATATACAGGTAAATAATGGAAATGATATAACCGCTACGGCGTTTATATAAAGGACTGGTTGTCCTAAAAAGATGTAAGCTAAAGAGAAAGAGAGGAAACAAAATATGAGATGTCCAAAATGTGGTGGAGAACACTGCCAAGTTATTTCCGAAACAACATCAAAAGGTAAAGATTTTTCAGCTGGAAAAGGTTGTTGCGGAGCTGCCTTATTGGGGCCAATAGGAATTTTATGTGGTGCCTGTGGGAAAGGAAAGCAAATTAACTCAACAAACTATTGGGTTTGCCAAGATTGTGGCAATAAATTTAAAGTATGACAACTAAAGAACGTTATTGGATAAAGTCAATGGAATGGTGCAAAAAATACTGTGGGTGTCACCAAATGCCTAATCGCAGCTTTTTTATAAAAGGGTATCAATTACCTATTTGCGCTAGATGCACCGGAATTGCCTTAGGGCATCTAATCGCTCTTATTGTAATGCCTTTTCATACTTTTAGTTTTAAAATAGCTGTATTGATTTTACCACTTGCCGTTGATGGTACTGTGCAGTATTTTACAAATTATGAATCCAATAACTTAAAACGCATTATAACCGGTTTTCTATATGGTTTTGCTTTCATGTCTTTTGTTGTAAAATTAATAAGAAATATTGAATTAATATAACTAAAAACCGCCCGGTACTCCAATACCGAACGGTCTTACATACACCCGAAGATGTACATCCATATTGCAAGTTATATTGTATCATCTTCGGAAACACCCGTCAACGGAACATATTTTCGTTGGGTGTTATTTTTATACATTTTTTTAATATAATTTACGAAGGAGTGATATAATTGGAAGAATTAAAATATGCTTACGGATACATTCGTGTGTCAACAGGGAAGCAAGACGAACTTTCTCCTGAAAGTCAAGAGCGTCTTCTCAAGGACTACGCAAAGCAAAACAACATTATCATTTTGGATACATTCTTTGAACACGGTATTTCCGGTCGAAGAGCTGACAAGCGCCCTGAATTTCAGAAAATGATTGGTATGGCAAAATCAAAGGAACGCCCGGTGGATCTGATTCTTGTTTGGAAGTTTAGTCGATTTGCACGTAATCAGGAGGAATCGATTGTTTATAAATCTCTTCTGCGAAAGCAACATAATGTTGACGTTGTAAGCATTTCTGAACCAATCATAGATGGTCCTTTTGGTAGTCTGATCGAGCGTATCATCGAGTGGATGGATGAATACTATTCCATCCGATTATCCGGCGAAGTCTTGCGAGGCATGACAGAAAAAGCACTTAAAGAAGGTTATCAGACCGCGCCCCCTTTAGGGTATCAAGCTGCAGGTCATGGAGCTCCGTTTACGATCGATGAAGAAAAGTATAAAATCGTTGACTACATATTTGAACAGTTCGACCAGTACAACATAGATTGTACAAAGATCGCACGTAACTTAAACGAAATGGGATATTTAACACAACGAGGGAATCCTTTCGAATCCCGCTCCGTAAAGAGAATATTAGAAAATCCCTTTTATTACGGTCTTGTAAAGTGGAATGATATTTCTTTTATAGGACCACATGAAGCACGTTTACCGAAAGAGCAATTTGAAAAACGCATGGAAAAGATTCGTAAAAACTTTAAACCGGCACGCCGAAGAGACGTTTCTTCCTGTAAGCATTGGCTGTCCGGGCTGATTAAATGTGGCTACTGTGGTGCTACACTTGCTTGGAATGGTGGTAACCCTCATTCTCCTGGATTCCAGTGTTACAAATATTCTAAAGGCTTACATAAAGAATCATGTTCTTTGAGTGCTTCTAAGGCAACTGCTGCTGTCTACGAGTACTTTGAAAAGATACTCGATGGAATGGAATTCGAATATCGGTACCATGCACCTGATTCTCCGCAGCAAACGGATAAGCGCGCACACTTGGAAGAGGAATTGAAGAAGTTATCCACACGAGAGGAGCGTATTAAACTCGCATACGAAAACGAGGTGGATACTTTAGAAGAGTATAAAGAAAATAAGAAGCGGTTAAAAGCAGTTCGTGTAGATTTGGAACAGCAATTAATGTCACTTGATACCAACACTACTTCCGTCGCTATTCCATCCAAAGAAGATGTGCTGAATAAAGTCCGCACTGTTTACGATGTTATCAGAGATGATACTGTCGACTACGAAACAAAAGGGTTTTTTATGCGCAGCTTAGTGGAAGACATTGTCTATGACAAGAAAAACGGGAAGATGATTTTTACTCTTTACATCTCGTAAGTCTTAAAAATAAAGGCTTTGCGAGATGTTATAGGTTATTGCATTTTCGTCCTCCGAATTGTTAAAACATATAATATAGAAGAAACCGCTCCTCATCTCTCCGGGTTACGTTGAATAAGGAACGGTCTCTTTTGTATCTTTGGTTACAATATATTCCATGTGTGTAATTTTGTCAAATTATTTTAAATTTGCTATTGACTTATGCACGCATTGCGTGTATAATGCAAGTATAAGGTAAAGGAAACAAACAAAAGCAAAGGAGAGAACGAAAATGAAAAAATACAACTTATCAAACATTATGAAAAGAGCATGGGATCTTGTTAAGAAAGTAGGATTCGGAATCTCCGAAGCACTTAAAAAAGCATGGAGCGAAGCAAAGAAAGGAACATCAGAAATGACAGGAACAGAAAAACAAATCGCATTTGCGAAAAAACTTGTAGAGAAAATGAACGAACAGTTTGATGCAATTATTACAGATTGCAAAAACGCACACCCGGAGAAAGTTGGAGCATGGGAAGCCGCAAAAAGCGGTTACAACAGAATTATGAACGAATCAAACGCTGGATGCGTAATTGATACATTAAAAAACATTAACAAAACAACATATCAGGAGTATTACAAAGAGTTGTTTTTAAATGTAAAATACGGAACTGACAAAATGTGCGAAAGAATCAGAAAAGAAGTTTACGCAAAATAAAGAAAGGAACTACTGAAAGCAGTAAGGTAAAGAAAAATGATGAACTTAGAAAAATACATGGAAGAAACTTTTTTAGAAGAAATGAGACCGAGCAACCTTTTTGACGAGAGCGGAAAGGAATTAAAAATAGATCAGAACGACTATAAAAACTACGCAGTAATCAAAGTAGAGAAAATCGACACAGAATATGTGATCGAACAAAACATCACAGTGAGACACATCGGTTAATAAATCTAATGCTGACCTATTGGCTACGGGGAGAAAGAGGAAAGAATATGAGCAATGAAATAAGAAAAGAAGAATTATTCGGATACTTACATGAATACGATGGAAACGGCAATGAAATTCATTGCAAGACTCCTTATGGATACGAACATCATCAGGAATTTGATGAAAATGGTAATATGATTAATTATAAAAATTCTTGGGGGTATGAATCTTTTAGAAAATACGACGAAAACGGTAACCTTATACATTATAAAGGTTCTGACGGATATGAATCTTTTAGAAAATACGACGAAAACGGTAATGAAATTCTTTTCGAGGATTCTAATGGTTGCAAAGAATCAAAGGAATACGATGAAAACGGTAATATAATTCACTTCCAAGATTCTAGTGGATATGAATATTGGAAAGAATACGATGAATATGGCAATGAAATTCATCACAAAGGTTCTGACGGATATGAATACTGGAAAGAATACGATGAATATGAACGTCTAATTCATTTCAAGGATTCCAAAGAATTTGAAGAATGGTATTAAAAGAAAGGAGACATACTTATGCAGGAAATTAAAATTTATAAAAATTACGGCGTTTTAGCCGCAGAAAAAAGAAAAGTTTATACTTATGGTGGAGAGCATGTGCACGCTACATGCTCTGATGAAATGACGGTTCTTGTCCCGAATGAGTGGGAACTGTATAAAAATCAAATGGGAAATATAATGGCAGAATCTCCGTGGGGTTGGTGCTATGAAATTAATGATGTTTTGACAGATGTTAATGGACATCCAGCGTTCCGGGCGATGGACGAAAGTGGAAGACCGCACATTGCACATTTATACACGGTTGAGGAACTGGAAGAAAAGAAGAGAAAAGAGGAAAGGAAGAAAAAAGATGAAAAATCCAATTAATAACGAAAAATTCCGGGAAGTATTAGAAAATTCCGGCATGAACATGAAGCAGTTCAGCGACTATTTTGAAATCCCGTACCGCACGGTGCAGGATTGGAAGTCGGGGGCTAGGAAATGCCCGGACTATTTATTAAGCTTAATACAATACAAAATAGAAAAGGAAGGCCTCTAACATGGAGAAATCAGAGGAGAAAATTTTAGAATCATATAAAATACTGCAGTCCGTAAAAGGTACTGCGAAAGATACTGGATATTCTTGGAATCGCGTTGTAAAAGCTCTATCTAGCAACGGATACATATTGTCCGAGACGCACGCCGAGATATTAAATAAATTCAAGGCGGGAAAAAATGCGGATGAAATAGCAAAAGAAATGAGCTTGAGTCCAAAAACAGTACAGGCGTATCTCCCAAGGCAGAGGCCTGTGTATAACGAGAATATGTCTGTAAACGCTTTGAGGATCAAGCAATCTCGTGAAAAGCATAGATCAGATATTTGATATTTCGCCCCACCTCTTCTGAGATGGGGCTGTGTTATTTAGATTTTCTCGACTGATTTTGAATTGATAATAAAGTTGCCGTTTACGATATTGCCCATGTAACCGCCGTCCTGAGATACTAATTGAGTCCCCTTTTTGATTGTGACCGTTATGTCCTCAACCGCACGTAACTTGTCGCCTTTTTTGATGTCCGGCATGACATATTTGCAATGCATGTATCCCACTGTGCTGTTGTGTCTTACTTTTACACCTTCTGTACCCGAATCAAGTACGGTAATGTGATCTCCTTGCTTGGCATTGATAATGACATTTTTCCATGTTGCATCATAAATAGGGCAGTCACTGTTAAGATGTGCTGACCCTGGTCCAATTCTTCTTACTGTACTCACTGTACTACCTCCTGTTGTTCCACTAATTTCTTTATTTAAAATACCCCTTACGATTGCTTTTGCGCAGCGCTTTGCATCCCACACTTTCGCATCGTCTGCATCATCAACAAAGCAACACTCTACTAACAACGCCTTTGACTTTGTATTTGCCAGTACAAATAAGTCCTTGTCGTATTTCGTCCCTCTGTTGCGGATTCCCAACTCTGTTGCAATCGCTTCGCAGATTCTGTTTGAGATTTCCTGTGTTCCGGTATCGTAATTCCATACCTCTACTCCTCCTGTACTTCCGTCTCCACCATAATCGTTTCGTCCGCTATTGAGATGGATACTAATGTCTAAATCCACGCTGTGCTGGTTGCACTTTGCAACGATTTTGTTCAGGCATCCTTGCTTTGTTGTATTTTCGTCGCACGTGCAGTCGTAGACCGTATGCCCTTCCGCCCTAAGCAGACGGATTACTTCGTTTTTGACTGCACGATCTTCTACGGATTCTTGTAAGATGCCAACTGCTCCACTCGCTCCCTTTCCCTGCGGACAATGTCCTGCATGTACGTTATATGTTCCCATAATAAAATCTCCTTTTCTTTATAATGTATGTGCGAGGACGATTACTCGCCCTCTGAAACCTCCGGGATACCTGCTACCGATGTAAGTACACTAACTACTCCTGCAAGCACAGCTGCCGAGCATACATATTTCCAGTCTACTTGTCCCATTGCAGCTGCTGCGCCGATTCCAGCAATACCAGCCTGTGCCATTGTCTTAACAGCACGAATTCCGGCAGCCTTTAACCATCTCTTTGTGTCTACACTTGTTTTTAATACGCTATTTTTAAACATATTCATCAACCTTTCTTTTTTAAATGTAATTCTTCGATTTCCTGTTTCATTTTTGTTACCATTCCATTCCCACCAAGAGCATGATACGCATTGTACATTTCACAGAAGTTCTCGTAAGCGTATGACGGGATTTCCCCCAATTTCATGTACTTGTCATGGTATTCGATAAGTTGCACCCGCAATAGCATCATCGTTCCTTGGCTATTCGCATCTCTGTCCTTTTTCTGATTTTTTAACAGCCATACAATATATCCCAAAAGAGGTGTAATTACTGCGATCGCAATATTTGCTACGATTCCCAATTCTTCTTCTCCTTTACTATTTTATGCCATAAAAATAAGACCCTTACGGTCTCGCTCTGATTTCCATGTTTGTCACCTCTACCTTTCCTTATTGATCTGCACCAAGCACATCACCACTACTCCAAATAGCGTCCCTGCTACAAATGCAAATACATATCCCATTATGCTACCTCGTCTTTCTGTTCTGCGTAGGTTTCTTCTGCCAGCAATGTAAGTGTTGCGTATTCTTCCTCTGAGATGCGATTCATCGCAAAGTAGACATCTAACTTTGCTACCGCTTCATCTTTTGTTTTGTAAAATTTCTTCTCAATCAAGTTTGTCATAAGTTTTACGATTACTGTGTTATTCATGCTTCATTTCCTCCACGTTTTCTAAAATATTGTTTGTGTCGTTTGCTATCATTGTCGCCTGTGTTTCCAAAGGCATTAAAGATAGCAAGTTTGCCACGTTTGTCTGATACTGACTTATAATGCTTGCTACATTCGCAGATATCTTGTTATCAATATAGTTTTTTGTATCCGCCACATACTCTACTTCCATCTCACAATCCTCGCTATTACTTATAACTGTTGTCGGATAGTAGGTGTGCAACTTTTTGTAAGCTTCGACCTGTGTCAACTCCGTTTTAATCGGAGTTTCGAGCGTATAATACACGACAACATTATTCGTCTTTAGCCACTCTTTTAATTTCTGTACGGTGTCAAATCTCTCCTGCTTAATCCTAATATACAAAGTTGTATTAACAAGAAAGATTCCTTCATTCGTTGTCTGTGCAATTAAGGTTGTATCTTCCGTTAAGTGTGTGCACAAAATTTTATTTTCTCCGTTTATCGAATCCGCTAATGAAGTCATAAAATTTACAATTCCATGCTCGTTTACACTTTGTATAGCATAATCATATTTGTCTAAAGCATCTTTCTTTATTCTCTGTATATATTCACCACGCTTAAAATCAATCTCGTTACAAATCCACTGTTGTCCAGAGGAATCTGTGTAGTTTCCGCCTGATGCAACTTGTAATCCCGGTAATCCGTTTTGAGTTTGCAGTGTTATGGTTTGTGGTTCTTTGTATGGTTCGTATGATTGTGCCGTATAAATATTTATCCACATTTTCGCAGCATCAGGAAGTCCATTTGCATTATAATAATCAAAAAACGCTTTAATGTTTTTGGGTGGGGTATATTCAATACTTGACGTATTATGTCTAAAACATAATTTTTCCTGTTTGTCGAAATCATTAATATATAGTGCGGTCGCATTTTCGTTTGTTGATAAAACATACTTGACACCTTTTTTTAATAAAAATCCATTTTTTGTGCATACTTTATAGTTTTTTACAGTTTTTACAACGTCATTATCCGGTAATATATTATTCCATCACCACCGATATTTATAACATCTTGTTTGTTATCAGGGCTTGGATTTCCTCCCTGTTCTGACTTCCCGAACACTCTAAAATCCTCGAAAAAGTTGTCCGAACTATCTCGCACAACGATAGTCTCTCCATTCGCACTCTCCACAATCGCCCCAGCTTTGGTCTGTCGCAAATCCGCAATGTCCGTTTTATTGGTCTGTATCTGCTCCCTGTCCTCTGTAAACTGTGCTGTTTCGGCTTGCAAGATTTCTAGCTGTTTAGTTCCCTCTTCGGTTACTTTACCGACTTGGGTAGTGCCTTCGTTTTCGACTGTCTGCACCGCATTTGTTTTAGCTGTCTCTACCGCCTCTGTGGCATTTGTTTGTGCGTCCTGTACGGCTTGTACTTGCTTTGTGCCCTCGTTAGCGACCTGTTGCTTAATTGCGTTCACATCTACGTCAAATTCATTTATTTTATCGTCGATTTCCTTTTTTGCACGGTCTTTTTGTTCTGTGATATATGCAGACGTTTGGTCTTTTACTTCCTGTACAGATGCTTTCTCTTGCCTTTCAACCGCACCAACTGCTTCATCTTTCGCCGTGTTAATTTCTTTGTCTGCTTCAGTTGTCTTACTAGCAACGTGTTCGTCAAATCCAGTTACTAATTCCCTGACATTTCCTTCTGCTCCTAGTGCGGCACTGGCTGCTCTTCCAGCCGTTTGCGCATACCCAGCCGCACTGTCTTTACTGTTCTCAGATTCCTGTGCCGCTTTTATCGACGCATTTGCTGCATCCTCCGCCGACTGTTGTGCCCGCTCTGCTCCTTGTCTTGCTTGTAATGCATTTTCTGCGTCCGTATTCGCCTGTTTTGCAAGTCTTTTTACATCTGCATAGATTTCTGTATATTCCTCAGTAATTTCTCCCGGAATCGCCACGCACTGCCAATACTCTGTTGTCTCGCCTTGCACCGGTGCAATTCCTGTGATTGTCTGTCCCAGCTCCGCAAGGCATAAATAAGACCCACCGCTTAACGCTACAAGGTCTAAATACTCATATGCTTCAGAGTTGTCATATTCGCCCCTCGGATTCGGGGAGACGTTACCGAGGTCTGTCTCTGTGTAATTATTTACTGTTTTCATTATGCACCTCCTAAAAATTTAGTCTATAGTATAATCTACTGCCAACTCGGACAAATCTCACCTTGTCGATTTCGGGGTCGGAATACATTACCAAGCGTCCATCTACCACCTTAAACGCCGCAAAATAGACATCTCCAGTCTCGCCTTTCAATTCCTCTTCTTTGCCTTGTACGTACTGGTCTATCTCCGCTTTTGCATCTTCTACCTGTCCAGGAATTTCCATTGCAGTTTGTGCAGCTTTCTCGGCATAGTACATAGCATTATCTTCTTCCCTGTCGGGCATGTCCTCTCGTCCATGCGCCCAGCCTTCAGCTTGTTTCTCTGCTGTCTCTGCACGATCAGCAGCGTTATTGACTTCTTCAATCGCCTCCCGAAACGGATCTGCATTGTCGTCTCCACCCGGAATCTCCGGTTTAGATCTAGCTTTTACTTTCAGCGAAAGACTGTGTTCTGTGCGCCCGCTGGTCGCATCCGTGAGATAAATCCATACGTATACAAAGTAATCCTGTAATTCACCTTCATTTTCAAGTAGGCTATCTGGTATTACCACATCCGTCACTCCATCTTTCGTTGTGCCGATTCGTGGTATCGCCTGTCCTGCAGTTTTTTCTAACGAGAAGTGGATTTCTACCGCTTTCGGAAGATTCAGCCCTTGTATTCGCAACACTTCTCCATAATTCCATTGTGACGCCCCGTACACAATCGGATGGCTGTCGTTTTTAAAATTTGCTATTACCATCCTTATCCCTCCTGATCTGTTAGGATTTCCCTTACCTGTTCTCGGATTTTCTCAGGTACGTCTTCGATATTCTTTTCTTCTTTCCGGATTAAATCCGCATACACTTTCGCAATGTAGATCATTTCTGCACCCCCATTTCGTATAGTTCGCAGATGGCACCCTGCAGGTCTGTAATCTGCGTATTTGCATTTACTAAGGCTTCTTTTAACGCTGCGTTTTCCGTTTCAAGCTGTTTTATCCGTTCTTCCGAACTCTTTCCAACTTGATTAATAACTACACCATAAATTCCACCTGTGTACTCTTCCGTGCGGTAAAACTCCGTATAGCCCTCGTATTCGGCAATATTTTGTTCGCGTTCTGTGATGCGCATGATTTTTGTCTTTACCGGGTCTGTGAAGAGTTCCCGCAATTGCGCTGGCGCAACTTGTATAACCTTAATTTCTAATTTTTCGCCTGTCTCCTGTGCTGACTGAATTTGTATTTTTGTTGCATCTGCAAAAATTAATTCCATACTGTTCTCCTTTCTACTTCCATCGTCCAATTGCGTACCAGTCAAAATTATGTGTATCGGGTCTTTTGTTATCGGAATATAGAGCATACGCATACCCTTGGCTGTTTGAATGTTTAGATGCTACCATTATCTCGACAACTTTCCCGGACATATATTGTCCTTGCACAAACAGCATATAATTATCTGTACTTCCGGAAAAAGGTATTGGATAAGTCATTCTTCCAAAACCTTCCGTATACGAGTAGTTTGCTACTCCCCACTGCACTAGCTTTCCACTTGCGTACTTTTCGTAGTAGTTATACCTTCCGGTAGAGCCTATTTGCGTTTTGCCACTCTCGGTGACGTGGTCTTTAATATCAGACAAACTTTTATTTAGCGTAGACATATCAGATTTTAGTTTAAACATTTGCTCTACAGCAACGATACTTAATCCTTCGATTTTTACCCTGTAAAGAGGTAACTCTCTGATTTTTCCGTTGTTGTAAATATCGTCCTGCTTAAGCTCCGGATCTACCGCGGTAGACCCTGCAACTCCTTTTTTAACAGTGCAATGCATCTTATCAATTCCGCCTGTTCCGGTTGTTTCAAATACTGCCACAATAATGTCATTTCTTTTCTTTCCTGACTCTCCATTTTCAATTTCGCAGTCCTCGTATTCTCCATACGGTATTCTCGCAAAATGTCCACCTACAATCAGAACACCATCTGCAATTCTCACTTTGTTGTTGCTGAGTGTAGTTGCCTTACACTGCTGGCCGAGCGTGAATACTCCATCTCCCCCCACAATAGACTGGAAGATAGCAGCATCGTCTTCTGCGTAAATATGTGCTGTCTCTTCCGGCGGTGTATTTAACGTAAGTCCTTTAAATCCCATCTAATCATCTCCTTTTACTCTATATTCGATTTTCACAGTGTTTCCTTGTATATTCAGTATCTTTCCGATAATCGGCTTTTGTACGTATGTTTCTGTCACGGTGTCGTAACCAGCGATAATGTCTCCAATTTCGTAGTCTCCATCGTCTACTGCAAGATTGCATTTTTTGTAGTTCTGCAGTTCTTTTAATCGGCTTGTTCCATCTTTTTCCAGTTGTGCTAGATCTGCACTTGAAAAATCATAAACCGCTGCACGCTCCGCCAAGCCTTTATAAAACTGCGTCTTGCCAATACTACCATCTTCTTGCACGTAAAGATGTAATACCACACGTTCTTCGTTTTGTCCCTCGCCGGCACAAACCAAATGATTTATTCCGCCCCTGTAATCTTCTATTGTAAGAGATATCTGTTCGGATTCCTGCGAATACTCTAGTTCTTCTGAAAAGTCCGTAATCGGAACAGCTTGAAGGCTTACATATCCGTAATCAAGTCCATCAGGCTCTATATAAGATATCTGTAAACGATGCTTATAAGCTGTCAGTAGCTTTGTAATTGCATCATATAACGTCACATACCTATCCACTTGCCAATCCTTAACCGCTACATCAGTAGAGATTTCCGGAACAAAAAAAAGACCATCGAATCGGTCCTTTATCAATTCTCTCAATATACTATTTAATTCTCCATTCAGCACAAGGTGGTCTTTCCCAGTCGGTGGCTCTACAATTTTTTTCGTAAGCAGACCTCTCCATGTCAATCCACCAAAGGTCAGCTCATATCCATCAGACTGTATATCGTCAATGATCCCGCCGTACTCTGTATCAGGTATAAAAATACGATTCTCATACCAATACTTTCTCTTTGTCCATTCGGAAACTGGCAACTGGAATTGGAAGTCATTCGTATCACCTAAATCAACATCAATCTCACACACCTCGCTCATGTAGTCAATTTCCTCTCCAAAGGGAGTAGCTGCAATAAATTTTAATTCTGACACTTTGGTTCGCTCCTCTCTTCGTAGATCAGCAAGTCAAAATCAAACGTTCCTGGCCATACGATTTCCTGTTTTCCTGGAGGGACTTTCTTAAAAATACTCTTCTTTTTTGCACGGTTATGAAAAACACTTTCACGCTCTCCATTTACAGCTACTTTCTCCACTGTTTCTTTCATGCTGTTAATTTCAAGATATTCTCCTTTTTCCAGCATGATATTTACGAGATACGGATATCCGCCGATGCCGACCTGTGGATTAACAACCGGTCCATATATTCTCAGTTTAAAGTTTGCTTCTGTAAAATGCGGATTGATAATATATGTATTATTCATTCCGTTTGCGTACCTGTATGGATATTTATAAGGATATCGCTTGTTATCCGTAGATGTAATATCCGATATTTTGAAGGAGAACTCGGTTTCGGTAATCCAAAATGGGAAATCGGTTATAATTCCATACTCACACTGTATAATCTGATCTGCACCCCAATTATCTTTTTCCGATGACTTAATATAGCAAGTCATGTACTGATCGTTGATATATAACCGTCCGGGGATTCCCGACAGAATATCTGTTTCAAAGATTTCTGTCAAAGCATTCATATTTTCTCGCGCTCCAGCTGATTTACTGCGATGCACATCAATATTTAATGCTTTTTCCCTTACCGTGTATCCAAATCCGACAATTCTATTAGATGTTGTAGACACTTCCCATTCATAATCTAAAAGGTCAGATACCAGCATCTTATATGGTTCTTTATTAAGATTCACTTCTGTGCCATTATGATTTACATATCTAACTATCATGCCAGTACATAACCTCCATCCTTTAATGCTCTGTTAACTTGTCTACCATTTAAAATAACAGGTCGTTCGTTTGACTCATTATTAGCCTCTAGCTGAGCTTTCTTTATCTTTTTGTAGTCTATCTGCGTATCCGTGTAGTTGTTTGTCACTGCTTTCGTTGCAACTTTCGCGGTCATTGGCATCGTAGACGTTACTCCTATAGCTGCAGTCTGTATCTTGCCAATTGCTTTTTTCATGCCTGCAGTCATTTGCTTTATAGGTATATTTTTTTCAAACCCAACACCAACACCTTGAGCCATATATTTTCCAACTTCATCTCGCATAACTCTTGACGGAGAATGAATTCCAAAGAAGTCTTTAATTCCACCAAGCACAGATTCTCCGAAACCTTGGATTTTATCAATTACCCATCCTGTCATATCAGAAATACCATTCCACAAGCCTTTTACAATATCTTTACCTATAGAAAGCATTCCCCCTGGTATTGATTTGATTGTATTAACAATCGCTGAAACAATATTTCCTGCTGCATTCTTCACCCAGCTAATTCCTGCCGAGATTGCATTTCCAAGACCTGAAACAGCAGTTCTTCCGATATTTGCAAGTGTAGACGGCAAATTCATCAGTGTATTTTTTAGACCGATTAAAATTTCAAATCCTTTTTTGACGACAAAATCTTTCATTGCACCAATTCCATCGCCTAAAAATTTAATAATGCCACGTCCAAGATTAAGCCACTGAAATGCCATCAACGTGTCCACAATGGCGCTTATAATCTTCGGGATATTCGCAATCAGCGTCGGAATCGATTGAATTAATCCAAGTACCAATTGACCTAAAAGTTGAGCGCCTTTCATCAATATAGTCGGGAAATTATCGTTGATGATATTTGCGAATGTAGAAATAATCTCCGGAACGCGCGAAATTAAAATTGGTACCGCTGTTATGATCCCTTCAACCAGTTTTTGTAGTAGTTCAAATCCTTTTTGAATTAATATCGGCGCAGCTTCTGCTAACTTATCTCCTATTCCCTGGACAAAATCAAGAATCTTTGGCAATGCTTCAGGAATTGCTTTCACAAATCCATCAACCAAATTACTAAGTAATTCATAACCTTTTTGAATTAATGTGGGAACGTTTGTTATAACAGTATCCGCAATAAGCTTTACAAAATTCAAAGCAACTGGAATGATAGTTGGAACAGAAGCAAGCATCCCGTCTATTAAAGACATGACAGCGTTTTTTCCTGCTTCCACTATCTTCTGCATACTATCTCCGGACAATGAATTAACCAGGTTTTCTTGGATTAACTTTCCCACTTCCGGCAACGTCTGCAAGAGCCGCGGAACAATTTCACCCAACCCCCTCAGCACATTTTTCCCAGCTGTCACCATAGATTCTGCAAGAGCCTCTGGCGATCCAGTTCCATTTAGAAAATTATCAAAAGCTCCTTTCGCAGATGCGATAGAACCGGATATTGTCTCTGAGGCTTCTTTTGCTGTTGTCCCGGTAATCCCCATTTCTGTTTGGACGATGTGAATCGCTTCTGTAATATCTGCAAAATTAGCTTCTAAATGTCCCTTTGAATCCATTGAAAATTTTGCAGTGCTTGCAAATTCTTCGTTCAAGTTTGCTGCATCTTGTAAAAGTCTATACATTTCAGATGCAGTTCCACCATAGCCAAGTTTTAGATTATCCAACATGGTGTAATTCTGCTTTGCAAATCCCTGATAGGCGTTCTGGATCATCTCCATGCTTGTGCCCATCTTGTTGGCATTATCGGACATATCTATGATTGCTCTGTCTGCATAATCCGCCGCTTTTTCGGTATCTTTTCCCAACGACTGCAATAGCGACGCCGAAAAACTTGTTACCGTTTCCATGTAAGCATTAGCAGAAAGTCCTGCAGTTTTATAAGCATTCTCAGCACTATCTATTACTTTTTGCGCACTGTCTTTAAATAGGGTTTCAACTCCACCGATATTCTGCTCTAAGCTCGCAAACGAATCCAGTGCAGATTTTGTCATTACTCCAAATCCTGCAGCAATTCCCGCAACAGATCCAGCTAATACCTTTAAACCACCTTGTGCGATATTTCCTAAATTCTTTATTCCTTTGTTAAAACCTTTTTCACTAATTTCTGTATCAAATTTCAATGAGCCATCATAGCCCATACTATTCACTCCCTTTCTGCGAATAGCACAGGCTCAATGGCTCAATTTAAAGTGCTTTATTTCTTTATCTCAATCTCTCTTTTACATACCCTGCATTTAATATAAATACCTTCACATCTCGCGGTATTGTCTGCGATCGCGAGTTTACATCCACAATATGGGCACTTCACCCAATCTCTCCTTAAAATTGGAGTTTTTATTCTCAAAATATCACCCCTTACGCAAACGCATTTCCAATATCATAATCTGTTAAAATCTCTTCCGGAAGGCGAATTGCATTTTGAATCTTCCTTATTCTCTTTTTCTCGTCTTTATCCTTTATTTCCTCCAAATTTATCCCTCTGTACATAATGCGCTGTTTAATCTCAGTATCCTCGGATAACCCCTCAAACAGCATCCTAAATTTCCACCAGTGCAGATATTCTATTTCGCTTAAATCAATCCCGTAATCGCGTAAAAATCCCGCCATAATGTATGGATAGTCTGCACGGAATGAGAAAAGCGGTTTAGCATTTCCTTTACTATTTCCGCCTTCGTTCACTTCACACATAGCCACGAAATTGCTCAATTTTAATATCGCTTCTTCAAAATCACCAACTTCCAACAAGAAGTATTCTGACAAAAGGAATGCTTTTTCTTCGTCACTTACCTCTTCGTCCTTGATCATGTCGAGCAGCTTTATATACTCTCTAAAATCAGTAACAATCGGGATTGGTTCTCCACATATCTCTAGTGTCTTCGGATATTCTTCATAGAATAAATTCACAGAGATCACTTCCTTGTAGTATTAACATTGTACTTAGACAACCTTTGCGCACGTTTCTTTCCAACTTGAACTACTTGTGCTTTGCAGAAAGAAAGAAAAGAATCGTAGCACTCGTCACAGAGTCTGGAATTAACCTTTCCTTCAAATAATTTGTCGGCTGTTCCTGATCCAAAGATATTATCAAATAAATTCCAAAAGAGGTTACAATACGCTTTCGTTATTTCTGAGACTTTACCGTCTTTTTTAATCTTCTTCTCTTCCTCTTCCATTATGTTAAATGCATTTTCATATCTTTCTTGGAACTCTACATCTTCCATATCGATTTCGAGTTCCACGTTATTATATTTCCACTGGCTCATTGGCTCTCCTCCTTATTCTGCTGTGTTGTAATCGCCTTTTGTATATGTTGCTTCTTTTCTACCCTCTCCAGCAAACGTAACATAACCTTCCTCAAGTTCAGATACCGACTTAAATGAACCGCTATAAATAAGGGCATCCGTTCCATCGCTATCAGAATCCGGAATTACCGCATATGTACGTTTGATTGCGTAAAATTTGTCACCCGTCGTACTCTTTTTAAAAAGATCTACGACAATAATATCCACATGTGTGTCACTTCCTAGTTTTTCCCCATCGTGGATCGATGCAATTCTCTCGTGCACCGGGTTATTTGAATACCTGTCAAATGAATAATCAATAGACGGAGCATAGCCAACTACGTCCGCTCTTTCAGAATCTTCATCTACATACTGCCTTGAATACTCTTTCGGATTCTTTGCATTCGTCATAGACGTAAACCCTGTCATTCTCTCGAATTTAGCAGTTCCTCCAGTTGTATCCGTATTCATGAAAGCAACTCTCTGCGAACGATTTACCAATTTTTGTTCTTTGGTTACTGCCATTTTCATACCTCCTGTATATAAATCAAGCGGCACTCTATACGATATCTCGCATTGTCTCCGTCTACATCGTATAAATAACCGCTGTTTAAAGTTTCTATTTTAACCGGACTTTTCCCTTTTTCTAGTAAGGGCAGCTCTCCGGCGAAGCTTTTCTCTTCCAGCCATTCGTCAAATTCTTGATAAAATCCACTATTATCAATATTGATGCGAGTGTCCTGATCGTATCGCTCTCGACTGGTAAAAGCAAATTGAAACTGTTTCTTCGCACCGCCATCAACGTATTTTTGAATAATCGGATCGCACGGGAGAGGATCTATAGAATACTCCATATTCTCTCCCAGATAATCTACATTAACTCGGTAATCTTGAAGAAACGGACACTCCAGAATAAAGCTCCTAATGTTCTCAATGATTTTTGACATACTGTGCGGCTCCCTTCAAAATGGAATCTTTGTGACGGTTTTTCATACGTTCGAACCAATATGACTTTTCTTTATGCTCATAATATTGTCTACGGGCATATGGTGCAATCTGATTGATTTCTCCGCTGCCTATAACCGTTCCAAGCGTAGCTGACTTAATCAATACACCCGTGCGCCGTGGAGTCTCCGGATTCATTCTACGGATGCATTCGGAATCAACAAACTCCTGCGCATTGGAAAATCCTTTCTCTTTGCCCGGTGCAAATTCGGGATTCCACTCCAACTTTGAACTAACCTTTCCGCCTTTACTGGCTTGTGCATACACTGTTCCCCTAGGTGTTACAATCTCGAATTTCTTCTTTCCCTTTGCCATTACACGCCTACCACCTTTACATGAGGAGTATCGCCGAATGCATTGTAATTTACAGATGTTACTCGCATATTTTCGCACCCATCCAAGTCCTTTACTGTTTGCATGTCAATTCGGCAATTTCCCTTTACGATATAATCGTCTTTCTTGACTTTTACTTTTGTTCCAGGTACCCGCACCGTGTACACATCTGCAGATTTCAAACCGTCTGTAGTAACCGATGACTTCTCTTCTTTAAACCACCATGCTTCTGATATGTAAGTTCTCTTCCACTTATCAAGCCAAGAAGACGGGTCATATTCTCGGCTGTAAATGGTAATATCTGTATTCGTCAGCATTATTCCACCCCCAGATATAAAAGTCCTGTATTTAAGAGCCAATATCTCGCAATCGAATACAATTTCCTTTTCATCACTGCAACAGAGTTGTCCCCGTCTGTAGTCTCTGTCACATAGCTAACAGAATATCCATCGATTGATTCAGATTTCTTTTCCTTCTTTTCGTGAGAATATTGAAACACTGTTTCCGCCATTTCGCAGATGCAATCTTTTACATTCTCATACTCAGAAACGTTTTCTGCTGTCAATTTCCCATGAGTTATGTTTTTTAAATATGCTTCTGCTTTCTTCTCACTTTTTGAAAATTCTTCTTCTGGAACAGTATTTCCACCATATTCTCCTACATAATAGATGTAATCTACAATTGCCATACGATCAACTCCCTTATGTACTTGCCATAATTCCAGCGGCTTTCAGCGCGTCCAGCAAAGCCTTAAATTCCGCTTTTGTTACATTCTCCCCTGCCGCCTCAGCCACCAATGTAGCCTGTCTTACAAGTCCTGCTTTTGATTTTGTTGCATTCAATGGAATTCCATTATTGGCTGTCTCTACTCCTGTTTCCAAATTATTCATTTTTTCCTTTGTAATAACATCCCCATCATTCCATGTTGTTTTTGTATAAGCCATAATACTTACCTCCTATTTGATTTTCCTACCTTTGCCTTACCAATTTCCCCGCTACCAATTAAGGCTGCATCAGGAGCGGGTACTATTCCCCCGCTTTGCATGAACAATAGATGCCAGCCAGCTTATTCTCATAGCAATGTGCATACAGATTATAGTTTCTGTACTTAAATACGTGAGAATCACCATCTTGATCCTGATCTGGACTGAAATATTTAACAAACTGTTCCATTGCAGAAACAACCGCTGATTTTTCCACACAAAGGAAGTTGATTTCTTTTCCGTCTGCTGCTTTTACAAATCCATACTCCGTTTTTCCATCTTTTAAATCAATCTTTGTGTACATTCTCGTCTGTGGCACTTTGATTACTTGGGAAAAGCGGTTTAACACACCTTTTGATTTGTACGATTCCATGTCGTCCAGCATGCCAAGAAGTGTTGGTGTAATAAACAAAATTCTGTTTCCTTCCACAACCTCGTTTTCATCCATTTCATTTGTACATGCGCGTAGAGCTTTTATTACCGCATCTCCTGTATCTAATGTCTCTTCTTTCTTTCCAATTCCTGCTGTTCCTGCAATCTTCGCAATTCTCGCCGCATCTGTCTCAGGTGCTACATGAAGTCTCATAAACTCTCCTGACAGCTTTGCAAATGGAAGTCCCAATGATTCCGCATTGTCCAAACGGTCAATTCTTAAATCCTGCGAACGTTCCTTATCGTATTTCACAGTTTCCCATGTCAAAGTTGTATTTCCCTTTGTGTATCCGCTTTTTCTGTCAAAATCTCCAAGAGCTGACATATCAAGTTTTGCAATCTTGATTTCTCCGTTTCCGCCTTTTTTCGCAACTGTTTCGTCTCCATCAAGTACCGATGTCTTTGCCTCTGCCTTGTACTTTTCATCTAACATTGGCAGATAAATTGTTGATAATTCAATGTTATTCATTCTCTTCTACCTCTCTTTTCTTATTTTTCTTCCGGCAATCCCATCGCTGCACGAATTGCTGTTGTCTGCTGATTTCCATTCTCTCCACCTGTTGGACCAGTTGGATGGTTGATAGGTTCATCTACGCCAAATAGAAAAGCATTTTCTTTTTTCACTGTTTCAAATGCGGCTGCAATATCAGCATCCTGATTCTGTGACTTTTTCAATGATTCCACATCTAAATACGGCATAACTGCTTTTAAAGCTCTTGCTCCTGCTTTTTTAGCTGCTTCCTGCAATTTCCCTGTAAATTCGTAATTCGCTTGAATATCAGCCTTTTCCTGCTCAGACTGTTCAAACTTTGTCTTGTACTCATTTACTTGCGCTTTCACATCCTCATAATCCTTGAATCCTTCAATTGTCTGATTCGCTGTGTCAAGCTGCTGTTTTGTTGTTTCTAATTCCTGCACCTTCGTATCAAATTCTGCTTTTGAAATATATCCTTTTAGTGTTTCATTCCAAGAGGATACAATCTTCTCTGCCTGTTCTTCTGATACTCCTAGTGCAATCAACTCTTCTTTCTTCATTTTCTCGTACTCCTTTCTTCCGTTCTTTTACGTCTATCGGAAAAAGACAATAAAATAAGACGCATAACCCTGCGCCTCAATGGGAGATGTTTGGATCACCGCCTTTCTATGGATATCCTCTTACCGTCAAACATAAGCACGTCTCCGACTTTTGCAATCTGATCACCTATCCTCACCCCTTTCAATTTTGATATTCCATCATCTATGTGATAGACAAATTTTATCGAATAATAATTAATGCGGGTAGTCAGCCACTTTGGCGCTAACATATCCGCATCTTTTGGTACTGTATAATATTGTTTCATAGGCATCCACCTTAAAAATGAGTATAAAAATACCACTCACTCCGAAGAATGGGTGGTATCTATACAACTGCTTTCATTGCTCTATCGTATTCAATCTTCAATTTTCTTTTGAAATCCTCAATTTCTTCTGGTTTCATACCTGGTTCTCCTAATGCACATATATAAGGGGTTTCATCATTCAGTATCTCTGTTGCTCTTGGCTGTTCCGCATACATTTCATCATAATGCACAATCAAAAGACCTTCTAAATCACAGGAAAAATCATAGATATCGTCTGGCGTATTATCTAAAAAATCTTTAATATAATCCATCATTTTTTCAAACATTTTTCCATTCCCCTTTCAAGTTTTTACTTCGCACGACCGATACTATATCTTGAGTATTTTTGTTCTTTATTACTACCAATTGTCTCTCTGCATCGAAATATATCAACTTGCTCTCACCTTCTGTATATTTCGGCTTCCCTTTAATAAACTTCACCAGTTCTTCCTCTGTAACAACCGGAAGACCCGGCTTATTTAACCTTGGAAGTCGACTCAAAGCGTGAACCGACAAATAAATATCTTCCTCGCTAAATCTGTCGTATGCTTCTTTTGATTTCTGCTTAAACTCTGCCGTCCAGTCCTTTTTATTGATTTCCGAGTAAGTATCAACTTTCTTGCTCAAAATTTCAAATTTCTTAGGATTATTGTACTTCATCTGACGGAAATCTGCAAGACTTCCCGCATCGTCTCCGATGATATTTTTGTACCGATAATACTGTTTTGAATCTCTGTCAGCATTCCGAATCATATCAGAAATGTACCGTGCATTTTGCATCTTCGTATTCGTTGCTATTCTTCCACGCATATCATAATATATACGCTCACGTTCTTCTGTCAGACCCATCTTTCGGCAGAATCTTGAATATTCATTGAGCTGTCCTTGATATTTTGCTTTCGCAATCATGATATCATCCTGATCAGCACCGCCACGCTTTAATAGCTGCACTTTTTCTCGCTGTGCTCTCATACATGTTTCCATCTGTCTCTGACGCTGTTTTGCTTCATACAAGGTGTATTCTTTGTCGTTAAATGTCTTTGGAGTATTCTCCTTGCGATTCTGCTCTTCCAACCACTCGTCAGTCCAGTTTCTTGCAGATATCCCAAGAATAAAAGGATAATAAGTGTGATAACAGTTTGCTCCAAGTAATCCGGTAACACTTCCCAGTCCACATACAGTTCTAAGCTCTTCTTTGCTCCAAACTCTTCCTTGCCACACCGCATGAGTTGGACGGGCTCCAGCATGCCATTCCACCTCAAAATGCTCTGTTCCAAGTTTTTTAGCGTTCATTTCGGATATTTTTCCAGACAATTGTGATACCCCTGTCATAACCGCTCTACGTGCTGCCACATCAACTCGGTTTGCTCTGCCAGATGCATACTCTATCTGTCTCAGTCCGCTGTTAGTCAGCTGCGTTACAACTCTTCGTAAGACACTGTTATAATCAAACGCCCCAGACACAATATCCATACAGGCAGCATCAAGATACTTTTGATAAACCTGTGCAAGTGGTGTAAGAACCTTTTTCCCGGTTCCATAATCAAGATAGAAACCAAGAGACTTTGTAATATTCTGCAACTCATCTTCACTCTGACGAATCAGAGCTTCTGTAATCTGCTGCAACTCCTCGTTATCCTCAAAAGGGGTAAACTCTGCATTGATCTGTTCGTATACGTCTTTATTTCGAACATATTCCCAGTCAATGACTTTATCATACAGTTCAAACATCTCCGGATAGGATTTATTTAGAGTCTCTTTTAGCATTTTCTCGATATCTTCTGAGGAATACCCTAAAACTCGTAACCGGTTTATCTGCCAGTCTGCTGTGCTTGTAATTTCCCCAGTTTGTCTGATTCGTCGAACAATATCTTCCATGATCCGCATTTCCAAATCAGAGAAGTGTTTCTCAATCTGACTAGATAATTGTTTCTTGTAATCTTCCCTCAATCAGATCACCTACTCCATGACATTATTCTGCGCCGGAACATTCGACTTTGCTGTCTCTTCATCCTCACCATACCATTTCATACGGTATTCCCAATGATGCATGAATCCCGCTGCTACATCCGCCATATCTTGTTTTCTTTCAGCCTCTTCATCTGTCAGAATAGAATCATTGAACTTACAGTTAAATTCATATTTAGAAGTGTATAATCCATTGTAAAACGCAAAGCCTGCTACTAAGTCTTCCAGACACGTCTTTAACTTATCTTGTATTGCAGTTACGCGATTATACTTCCTTGACTTTGATGTCTTGATTTCTGTTGCCGTTTTATCGACATATTGCACGTCAGACAGATCTCCGTAAGCCAAACCAACAGAGAACTCAATCTGCCTGTAATACTTTTCCAAACCGTTAATGAATCCTTCTTCTCTTAACTCCGGAGAAAATTCTTTGAAAAGTTCAGCGTCTTTTCCTGCATCAAGTTTAAAACCGCGATATAATCGTTTATTCAGCTTTGCAAGAAAACCTTTACCCTTTCCATTTGCGTTATTTAATGCACGATCATCTACATGTATCGCACGCTCTCCCGATTCAAATTCCCAGTCAAGTCTTGCCCCTTGTACGTCTGCCTTTTTAATACGTTCAACAGCAGATTCAAAAATAGATACCCCGCAAGGAGAATCGTCAATTTTATTTTTTAATGGCACTCTGAAATAGCCAAAATCCATCTCTTTCATACCGTTGTACGTAACATCTTCCGGGTAATTCTCCCATTCTTTCACATATGCAAGTGGGATTTCCATGCCAACCGTACTTGGTGATGTACTCTTATAGGCTTTATTGCGAATCCGGAGATTTCCGCCTCTGATATCATGCCTTTCTGTTCTGATGTAATAATTCGATACGCCACGTCTTTTCACTTGAATAAACATGCAATCATCAGGCTTTCCAGTATCATCAAAGTGAATCGGTATAAACTTATCCGCGGTAACATACTCGACTTTATCAGTCCCTATCGGTTTAATGATAAAAGAGCCAAGCGCAAGTCCATCTTGAAGATTCTCGTTCAAATCTTCAATCGCATTCTGCAGAATCTCATTCATTTTTTCATCGTTGACCGACACTTCCATTTCGTTCAAAACAACATCTGCAAATTCTCTGCAAATCCCCTGTTCAATACGGAGCGATGTGATATAATCACTGTTTTCACACCAAGGTGCATTCCCAGCAACCATTGCATTCCATTCATTTATTTTAACTGACATCTTCTCTGTTAAGGCGACCTCTCCGCCGACCAATCTCTGTACTGTAGTCATCGTGAACATCTGTGTCACCCCCTTAATCCAATTCCATATTTTTTCAATCATCTTCCACCTCTTGTATCAGATATTTCATATCTCGTTCTATCGTGTATTCAAATGCATCCAAACTGTCGATATCTGTACTGCCATCATCCAAGCGTTCGTCTTTGTCCTTTACTTCTTTATCCCATACTGCATCTTCAAAGGCTGTTTCTAAACTTTCACAATCACTCGTAATAAAAAACCGCCCTGCTCCCATAAGCCTGACGGTACATCTGATTCTGTCATTTATTGCTGCTTTTCTTGCCTTGCGAACCGATATCCACGGAAACTTTTTCTCTACTGCATTGCGAATAGAATTGCCAAGTACAGTCTCTGCATTATCGTAGTAAACTCCTTCTACGTTGCAATATCTCACATAATCTCCATGTTTGTCGATAACCGAATATTGATCAATCACTTCCTGTACAAACTCACAAAACAACTTGTCCAGCATATTACTGTCAATATCCTCATTTTCATCCTTTGCCATGATTCTGCGAGACTTTAACGCAATCACATCTCTATAATCATCTGTATATCCTCTTGCAACAAAGGAGTGCCCGGACTGGTTTCCACCAAAGTCTAACCCTATTTCAATAGATGTGATATCCTCTTTCCGGAACTGCTTTACTTCCGGATCATCTTTCAGCTCGTCCACCACTTCACATCGGAACGCATCCGGATTGTCTGCAAATTTCTTATAAATTGCTCCATCTGCCCTCTTCCATAGACCAACAATTAAACGGTCGTAGTAAATCGTACCCTCATACTCTTTGCAGAGTTGCTCAACAAATTCTTTCGGGAGAAACGGATTGTCGAATATTGTGTATCTCTGCAAGTAGATATCCAGTTCATCGTTGTCTAAGAACTCTTTTAGCCAATGTGTTGGATGCTCAGGATTGCAACTTCCATCGAAGCAGCTATACGGCTTATCAAGACGAGATTTAAGCATTTGGAATACCTCCTTGTTCCACTTTGCCACCTCATCTCCGTAGCAGTATTTAATTGACGCACCTTGAATCTTTGCCACTTGGCTTACCTTTTCTGCGCCAAGGCAATATACAGGCTCTCCGCAAACCATTGCTATGTTTTGACTGTTAATTGTTCCAATGAGCTTATCTGTGTAGATTTCTCGCATTGGAGCTAACACATTTCGCTCGATGGAGCTTTTTGACACTCCAAGGATGACGTTTAGTCCCGGCTTGCCAGCTCTCTCCCGGATTCGAAACGGTATAACGAATGCAGTATCTACATAAGACTTTCCGGAACGTACCGCACCGGACTTAAAATTCCAACGGTGTGTCGCGTTTACAATATACTCATTCTGTTTCTTGCTTAACTGCATTGTTCCTCAATTCCTCCAAGATACTGTCTAATCTATCAATTGCTTCATCTGTTTCACTTTCTCCGGTAACTGCCTGTTTTCGTGCCTGTTTCAACTCAGTGTCGGCTTTCTGATTTTCTAAATCCATGTCTGATTTATCCGTCTGTCCCACGACTTTCATAATCGCATTATAGGCTTTTACATCTCCCATCGCTGCCTGATTGATGATTGCCATCGTAATGATTTCCTCGTAGGTACTTTCTCCTCCGTCTGCAATTAACACATCGGATAGTCCATCAACGTGCGCCTGCATAGTCAAACACCTATTCATTGTATCTCGCATGGCAGCCTTTCTTCTTCTCGCTTTCCCCGACTCGATGCCGGCAATTCTTGCTAATTCTCGGCGTTCGCTCGGAGTTCGATTGTTATTTGCATCTT